TATATACAAAGATCAAAGTAGTCTCTAAGCGTAGTTTCCCCACATATAGGTTTCCTATGTGTATTGGATTCTAGTCCGCCCCTACGGTGATAGATATGAATGTTACTACATTCATCTCGTTACTGTAGCTGGATCCCTTTCTGCCATTAAGGCGAGAACCTCTTTAAAGAAAGAAATTCCTTTAATGTTCCCCCTTAACGGTAAGATGACCTTATCATCTTTGAACGGGTTAGATGGAGACACTGTCTCTTGAGAATCCGACTGGATTTTCTTAGTCAAGTGCTCCATTAAACCATCGCACCAACCTTCAGTATAGAAGGTAAAGTGCAATAGTGGCCCGTCAAAGATTAGCCTTCTCACCGGTTTATCCATTACAAGTTGAGACAATTTGTTACCAAATTGTCCCCTTATAAAAGAGTATAACGGTGAAGAAGTGAAGTCCGAAAAGACTTCAAAGCCAGCTGGTTCAGATAACAGATCAAACCTAAATAAGGTTTGAACTGTCTCCTGTATATTAGCCTCCCATGTTTTCTTATCTAAGTTAAACTTAGCTTCGTCAACACAAGAGAGCAAAATATGCATATCTACTAAAGAGAGTGATCTATTCAACTTCATAAAAGCTGATAGACCATCTTTAGACGGGATAAAACCAAACGGACCAAGAACTAGTCAAAGAAGTTTATCAACTCCAAACTGTTTTGAAACAGTAGGGATAGATGAAAATCTTTGCCTTAGTTCTTGTTCGGAAAGTGCCAATCCTTTATTGTAGAGATCTAAAATCACAGATGAGATTCCTCATCTTGATTTAAGAGCTACAAGTAAATTCTTGGCTCCCACAGCTGAAACTTCCCCATCCATAGTGACTAACCTCTTGGCAAACTCAAATGAGTTGTCAGAGATTAGGGACTTGGATAAGTTGATTTCAACCCCTAGAATCTTAGTCATTATCTCGTGATAAGACATTGCAACGGCTTTATCAGCTATTACAATGTCATCACCAAGTAATGCGTAAGTAGTGAATGAAGGTTTACCAACCCTCATTGCAGCTATCTGCACAATTACATGGTGGGTCAATGCAAGCATTGCCCACGAAGATAAGGCTCCCATAGGCTGCCCGACTGAATATCTATAAGGAACATCCTTAAGGTATCAGTCTCTCCCAACAAGGAGAGTAGCTCAATCGTTAGCAAAATTAGATCCAAATAATATGGAGATAATTTGCTTCTGAAGAGCCATTGGTAACCTATCGGTAGCAGAACTAAGATCGTAAGAGTAGAACTCTACGCTATGGAGAAGTCCCTCTTTGTAAAGAGAGACCAATCTATCCAGAGGACTTGACTGATCGAAGGTACCATCCATAGGGATGGACTTCAATTTAGTGAAGATCCAACTGTTCAGTGGACTCATCACACTTTGTGTGATTGAATCCGCCATAGCGAAGACTCTAGCCTTTCCGGCTGCTTCCTCTTTGATCGCTAGTTTTCCTAGTTTCAGATCGATGGGGCTAACAGAGGGTTTAACCCCTGTTGCTTCTCAATGTGAAACTTCGGATCTTAGCAAATCAATAAGAACACTACCCTTGTTCATCCTTCCAATAAAGGAAAGGAGGACCGGGAATAGTGGACTTATATATCATGCATAGATATCCTTTCAGATACCCATCATTGATATAGAGTGATTTGGCCCGGCAGACAACAGATAAATAAGAGGATTAGATAAAGTCAATAGGGTCTTTGACCTTCCTTTCGGAATTTCAAGACCTAATGCTGCTAATCCGTTAATGACCTCGTACTTAGGTAGAGTATCACTTAGACCCGTAAAAGGGTCCGTGATTGATTCTAACTTGAGTTTACAAGGCATTTTCATTATTCTGAATACTGCCAAGGTAGACAAGACCCCTCTAATCGTACTGTGGTCCTTAGATCTCAAAAGAGTTCTTAGGGTTCCAGGTATGATCGTAGGGAGTCCTCCAGCTAGACCAATCGGCATAACGTCAGTGACGAATACCGGATGGCCCGATACAAAATGTTGGACTATTCTAGTACATTCTTTTAAGTACATAACGGTGAAAGAAACACCGTTTGCCTTTCAAAGAACTGCTATTCTAGCACCAAACTTCTTGTATGGAGCAGGAGACAATTGTAGACTTCATACCAACAACCTTATTCAATGTGGAAATAACTTCATAGTTATATAACCAACATTAGATAAGTCGTTGTTCGTAAGTTGAATACTCTTGTTTTGTAAAAGTGTTGTTCTTTTCATGGTTTTATGATTAATTTATATTATTTAACCGATGAAAGACACACTTACTACTAAAGTAAGGTATCTTACAGGGAATCGCCATAAAGAACTGGTAAACATTCTTTATTTGTGAGTTCATCAGCATGATAGCTGATTGATCGCACGGCGGGGAAGGTACTGCCCTATACGCGTAAAGCTATAGCGAAAGTATAAACAAGTTTCCATCCATCTCAGAGGGGTGTTAATTCTCTGAGGGAGGACGTAGTCCTTGAGTATAGCTTAAGC